GCGTATTCGCGACGTTGGGCGGGCGGGGTTAGAAGGTCGGGGTAACCAGGCCGGTGCCGCTGATGACGGACACAGACGCCGGGTAACGACCGCCTGCAAATGCGGCGTACTGGTACGAAACCATTGTTACCGTCAAATTAAGCCCGGCCGTTTGATCCATCCGGACCATTGCCGGCGAGCCTGGATCCTCGAACAGGAGCATGTCGGCACGGCGGACGATGTAAATCTCGTCCTCGTTTGTGCCGGCACCGGCTGCGGTGGTCACGTTCGCGTCGGATACGACGGGTAGGCCGGCGATGCTTGCGCCGGTGTTGCCGTAACCGGCGACCGGGCCGACACCCATCGCGTTCGATGGCACGTTCTGTGAAGGGACGACCAGCGGACGGTTCGACGAGTCGACCGATGCCTGGAGGAAGGCCAACCGGCGAGGGTGCATGACGATGAGGTCAGCGCCGGCGTACCGGTTGCTGTTGACCTGCTGGATGCCGTCGACGATCTTCGAGTAGAGCTCTGCTCCGGTCGGGCTGGCGTCGGTGTACGTCACGCCGTTGGTGCCGGTGATGCTGGTGAGTCCGAGCATTTGCCCGGACGAGCCGGTGCCGTTCAGAAGCTGATTGTCGAGCTTCGTGTTGACTGCGCCGAGCATGTCTGCCGTGACTAATTCGTCTACGCCGGTGCCTCGCTCGATGGCTTGACGACTGAGCTGTTGCCCGGAGGCTATGGTCCGGATGTCAATGGTCAGAAGCGTGTCGTCGATGTCGGTCTGGGACACTGCGTCGTTCTCGGCGGCTTGCACGGCTGCCGTCGCACCGGTCGTAACCCGGCTGATGTTGAGCGTCATACCGTTGTCGCCCAACGGGAGCTGGGTGCACTGGTCGGCAAACGGGCGTCCTGCGCGGGCCAAATCGGCCGCCCAGTTTGTGAGGTACTGCGGTACCACGAGCCCGGCGAACGAGCCGGTCGTGCCGTCACGGTTCTCCAGCCCGGTTTCTTCGCGATGCGAGCGCAACCGGTCAGTAGCTCCGATGTCGCCGTACATCTGCGCGTGGTAAATGTCGGAGAAGAACGAACGATCAGATCGAGCGTCGGAGTAGGTCATGGGCTCGGAATGCACAACGACGTTCGCGATGCCGGCAGCCGAACGGTGTTCGCCGTCGTCGGTTGCTTGGACTTCGGCGCGGAGCTTTGCGGCCTCGAGGTTCGATACCTGGATGCTGCGGAGCTCGGCGATGCGTTCGTCGAGCTTGTCGGCGCGCGTCTTGAGGTCGCGGAGGTTTTCGTCTTCGGGTTCTGAGATGTCGCGGTGGTCGTCGGCGGCGCGTGTCACGACGCCTTCCATCGTGGCGCTAATTTCTTCGCGCTCGCTTACTAGCTGGTCAAGTAGCCGCACGGCTGCCTCTTTCGGGTCGGTAATTTACGGGTCTTTTACCGGGTGCCGGAAAGGTGCCCGAGGGCGGCGTTTCGAGCGGCGCGATACTTACGCCGTAAGATTAGCCCATAGCGGTGACATTTTCACGCTTTACCCGAGAAGGTGCCGCCAACGGGCCAGCCTCGGCGCGTGGTTTACGTCGTCGGGGTCAAACGCTCGGACACTCAACACGCGGGCGTCGTCATAGGCCGGCGTTGCTACGAAACCGACGTGGTCGAGGGACGCCTCGAGGCGGACAACGTGCGGGCGGTCGTTGCGGGTTTCGCTGCGGTTGCGAATCGGCCGGAACCCTACAGACAGGCCCGATACCATGCCGTCCTCGGCGAGGGTGATTACTTCGTCGGCGCGTGCGGTTCGTGCCATACGGAAATCAGCTACGAGCCCGTCTGTAGTGTTTGACCATTCAACCGCGTTGCCAACCGGGAGCGTGTCGGTCGTCGCGTGCTGCTGATAGAGCGCGATTCGGTCGCCGCGTTCCTGGACAGACTTATCGAACGCGGTACGCGCAAACGACTCTGTAGTGCCGTTTGGCATCGTATAGGTACCGTGCCACGGTACGACGACGCCGACTAGGTGCCTGAATCCGTCGTCGTCCTCGCGGGTTTCGAGGCCGGCAAGCTCGATGTGGCGGGTCTGTATTTCGCTCATGTGTCTAGTTCCTCGAGTCGTCGTACTTCCTCGATCGTCAAAAAGCCGGCGGCGATGCCCGCGGCGTGCGCTTGGTAGCGTTCCATCGTCGAGGCCCGTAGTAGGGCGTCGAGGTTGAACCGGGCCCGCTGGCCCCTCGGTAGCAGCGTCGAGAAACCTTCCTCGAGGCGGGTTAGCCACGGCCGCAGCGTGAACGATACGAACGCCTGCGAATCCTGGGTCACGCTGCTGTATGTCTTCGAGTCCTGGGACGGCACGCCGACGAGGTGCGGCGGCACGCCGAACATGGAACAGATCTGTAGCTGCGAGAACCGACGAGAGTCGAGGAGCTCCATATCGACGCTAGAGAACTCGAGCGGCTGATACTTCACGCCGCCCGACAACACGGCCGGGCCTCGCTGCCGGCCACCGTTACCGGCGATAAAAGCCGACTTGAGCGCGGCGGCCTGGTCGCTGGTGATCTCGTTCTCGGAGTGTAGGACGCCATCGGGGAGAGCCGCGTCAGTGAATGAGTTGGCGGCGTACTGGTCGCCGGCGAGAGCGGCCCCGATGCTCTGACGGTTATACGAGAGCGGGCCCCGGCCGACGATATGGCCCGGCAGCGTAAACCCTCGAATATGGAGGATGTCGGACGCGTCGACGCTGCGGCCGGCGACTTTGTAGTCGATGCGGCCATCGATGAGCCGCACCAGCACGGCCTCGGGATCTAACAACATCACCGTTTGCGGGAATCCCATCGAGTCGCGACGGCCTATAAGGGCGTACATGTTGCCGTCTACGAGGAGCGAGACTGTCGCCGCAGCGAAGAACTCGGAACGGGTGCGGCCCGTTTCCGGCTCGGAGAGCACGGCCGGCGTTGCGAGCCGGTCGCCGTTACGGGTCGCGTACAACGGGAGCGACGAAATCTGGTCGGAGACCATCTGAACGCATCGCTGCGCCACAACGTACGAGAGAAGCGTGTCACGGCTAACGGCCATCGGCCCGGTCAGCGGTTGCGGGAGCCCGAACCGTCGCGGGAGCTCTATATCGGCGTCGCGGGTTTCGGATCGTTTGAGTAGGTTTCCGATCACTGGCCGGCCTCGAGAGCGGCGGCCACGATGACGACGGCGATACCGGCGGCGATGCCGGCGACGAGCCAGCCGGCCGCGAGGCCGGCGCATACGACGGCGAGCGTGAGCCCGGCGAGCTGGGCGAGGGCGTAAACCATGCTAGTGAACCTGAGGGGTTGGGGCTGGGGCTTTTGTAAGTGCTCCCCAGCATGCAAGACTACACGCGACGAGCGGGGAGATGGGAATATCGCCGGTGCGCTTCCACGCCCACCGTTCACCGAGGCGTCGACGCGATGCTGAGGCTACGGCGTCGGTGAGGAGCGGGTCGCCGAGGTGCGAGAGGTTGCCGTCGACGAGGGCGTCGTAGAACGTGGCACATGCGCCGGCGTAGTCTCGTGCGCCGAGCTCGAGGGTATTCAGGCCGGCTAGGTGGGGGAGTAGCGAACCGGCGGCAGCGCCGACGTCGAGAGTTATCGCGGCTTTCCATCGTTGCGAGAGCTCAGCGAGGCGCGGGGCGACCCATCCGACGCCGGCGCGGTGGTCGACTATTTCCACGAAGTAGCGGCCGTTCGTTATCGACGCTATGGCAATGCTCGAGCAGTCTCTCGAGGGGTGTATGTCGACGCCGATGCTGAGCTGGTCGCCGTGGATCGCGTCGAGGTCCACGAGGCTATTAAAGCGAGTGATGTCGAGGGCGTAGTCGGCGGCGTCTATCGGCCATCGGTTCAGCATTTCGCGGTCGAACAGGTCGGGCTGCATTGTGGCGTGGTAGTCGCTTACGGCGGCGAGGGTCACGCCGTGCGTCTCGGCGAGGGTCGGAATAGCCCGGTGCCATACGTCGGGGTCGTCGGGGTCGTCGTCCTCGGCGGCGGCCCACTCGAACCAGGCGAGCGACGGCGATTCACCGGCCCGACCGAGGTCGCGGTAATGGCGCAACATTTCGGACTTGTGCGTGCCGGCGTTTGAGAGTATCCACATTTGAGCGTCGGGGCGGGTTGCCATAGTCGGCGATAGGGCCCCGATGAGGTCCATACCGTGG